TTTGATTAACTCAAAGATAGCCTTGCTATCACGATATTCGCGAAACGCATTGACAGCCGACTGGAACCGCATCTCTACGGATCCAGCGGAGATCAACCACCAATTATAATCAAACCATTGGTTATAGGAGTCGATTACCTCAGGGCAATCGCTCCAGGTGAGCACACGCTGTTCAAGACGATGGAGCGCTTTGTTCCACCGTACCTGATAACGCTTTAGGCCTACACCGGAGTGGGGACACTTAAGTCCCTTCCTGGCGTATACTTGGACAACGGCACCATCCATCTCATTCTTGGGTTGAACCCAGAAGGAATACGGATTGGAGACCGGGTCGTCAGTTAGCCCTATACACGCACGTTCCTCAATTACGGAACGCAGCAGTTTTGCCGTTCTCTGTAGCCTTGGTCGCATGAGTTGAATGCGGTTATACATTTCCACCCCTTTGAAAGGGTTGAAGTTAGTATCCAAGTTCACCTTCTGGCGAATCGGAGTGACATCGACGCCTTTAAATGCGTCCATGCCACAACTCTCGCGGAAGTGACCACGGTTGAACGACTTACCAACATTGATCTTGAGGTTACAAGCCACAAGAGCCTCACACACTGCTTCATAGTATTCCGTATATACGGCGACGTCGTCGCCAAATACGCGGAGTTTCATGGAAGCGTTCTTAACTCTGTCCACTAAGGACAGCTTTAGCTTATCGACACCATCTTGGGCTAGTATAGCCCCAAGACAGATACAATAAACAACCACAGTGAGGACGGAGAATGTCTTTCCGTCACCCATGGGGGCAAACATCCCTAACTTCACCTCACTTCCATCCGGAAGCACGAGGTGTGAGGGACGAGTAGCTGCTAGCCTTCGATAATCGCAGCGATGGAACAGCTTTGATATTAGCCGTAATGGTATACGGTCGCTCGCATCGCTAAGATCGAGCGTCGCCCAATTACCTGCATATGAGCCCATGTAAGCACACCCCTGGGATGGGGTCTGGTCAGTAGGGCTGTATGACAAGCCTATAGGGGTCGTCAACGTCAGCGCTTTTAGGGCAGCGTCTTGTGCTAATTGCACAAGGACCACTTCCTTCGGCGAGATGAAGACGCCACGGGGACCTTTATAGTCCTTCGGGACAAGCGTCATGCGTGCCTTCACGTACCTTGCGGAACGGTCGGAACACGGCATGCGCCGGTATTGGTTTACGGTTACGTGTTTGCGACGAGCATCTGGTTTCCACCCGCTGAGCGAGTGTTCAGTAATGCTGCTCGTAGTGACAGCTTCGTAATGCAGCTCGGGGTTTGCATAAAGCAACTCCTCGCTATAATACTTGGCCATCACGTCGGGGAATGGTCCGAATATGTTTTTGTCGGAACCGCTCTCCTTATCAAACACAGCTCCAGGTCCATGTCGGAGCCTCATCGCGATGTTATCGTGACTGAGGTCTAACGAAGGAGCGAGGAACATCTTACATACCTGACAACTGAGCCTAAATGCCACCGTTTCAGGCGGCATCCAAGCCTTCGTTTCAGCTTCATTTGCACGAAGCTTTGCGAGGTATGCGGACTCTTGTTCTGGTGTATGAGCCATCTCTATCTTCAATCCGAACGACAATAGCTGATACCAATCCCCAAACACGGTTGGTGTTAGGTTCCTGGCAGCTACAATGGCGAGACTCTCTATAACCGACTTCGCTG